TAAGGCGACTCGGTCATAGGCGGCCCGCCGACGTGCGTGGTGTATTCCATCTCGGGGAACTGGAGGATCCCCCACCCGTTGGGGGGGAAGTACCGCTGCGGTTCCGGCACCCCGACTACCCTGGGATCGATGTAGATTTCGCCACTGGTCAGTTGCACGTCGATGCTCGAGACCAGCCAGTCCCACACGGGATCCCCGGTGACGTTGACCAGCACGTCGATCGTGTTGGAGTCCGCGAGTACCGGGAGGGGGTTGGCGTACTCGTTGAACGTGTAGACGACGGCACCGTGAGCCGTACCCAACGACGTCGCCAGGATCAAGGCCGAAAAAACGATTGTCTTACGCATTGGTCGATTCCTCTCCTCGCTTGCCAGCTCCTACGAAATCGCCTAGAGCATCCTCAGCGTTTTTCCGGACCGAGCCGAGCAGCTTTCGACTAAGCCTGAGCTGAGCAACCTACACTGAGCTTGAGCAACTTCTCACTTTCTTCTGACGCCAGGGGCCGGGCAGTAGAGGGATACCCAAACCCTTAGCCACTATCTCTCTTTATATCATGAAATCCGCGATTGTCAAGGCCAAAAGCGGCCTCTGTCGGCGTATTTGTTCGGCACATCAGCGTCGTCGCCGGCGGGCCAGCAGGCCGGCGGCGCCGCCCAACCCAGCCCGCAGCAGGTCCCGACGCGTGATGGATCGGCGCGGACGGTCGTCTGACATTCTTTCCCCTCAGCGCAGGCGCTTGATGCCGACCTCGTAATCATAGATTTTGGCCTCGACGTAGGGGAGGCGGTCAGCCTTCTTCTGGGCGGCTAAGAGCGTGTCCGATAAAGTTCTCATAACTCAAACAGCAAAGATAAAAAATCAAAATGACAAATTAAAAGTTAAAGATTTTTGATTTTTGCCTTGTGTTTTTGCTTTTTGCATTTTAATTTTTGGTTTTACCAGAAGGCCTCCTGGATGATTTTGGCGATGATGAGCCAGGCGATGACGCCCATGGCTCGGCCGAAGACATAATAATGGTGATCGCCCTTCAAATCGTTTAATAATTCGTCGGAAGGCTGGTGCTTGGCCGGCCAGGGGCAAAGGACTTCACAAAAACCCTCGACTAGAGCATGCCACTCCTGGTAGCAATCGAGGAAGGCGGTGATTCGGATGCCTTTTAGGAATCCTTTATCTTCATCGTGAGGCATTAGTCTTGCTCCTTCTTTTCCTTGATGTGCTGCACCGTCCTGTCGCCGAACCACCAAAGGATGCAGGCGCTGGCCAGGCCCAGGAACCACTGAGGGGCGTCGATCCCCTCGATGACGACCTGGGCGATGACGGCGGCAAAGATGATGGTGACGGCGGGCCGGGCGATGGCTCTAAACATCTCGGTGAAGACCTTGACCAGGGTCGGGTTAGACTTGTTCTGTTCTTGCGACATTGCTACTCCTTTTGATAACTCCCCTGACCCCCTCTTACGTTAAGAGGGGAATATTGTGGATGGGCTCTGAGAGGTCCAAGAAAGCCCTTGTTTTCGTTTTTGCGACTTATATCAGAGCCTTCGTTGGTTGCCAGTTTTAAATCAGGGCGCCCAGGGTGTCGGGGACGGACTTGCCGGCTGCCTCATAATGCCTGGCCAGGTGACGGGCGGCCTTGATGATATCCTCTGCTGAGGCCTGGACCCTCTCCCCCCGGTAACCGCCTTTACTCAGGGCGGCGACGGCAGCTGGCATGCGGTCCCAATCCACGGTCTTCTCGATATCGAGTCGGCCCTGGAGAGCTCGGAAGATGGCTTTGGTATGGTGGGGGAGCTTCCAGGTCTCAGGGTCCTGCGGGTCGCCGACTATTGCGAAGGCTTCCTTGGGTAAGCCTTCCTTGGTTTTCTCTTTTTCAATTGCTTCTTTCACTTTGGATTTCATGGGTTCCTCCTTGTGAGCTCATCTAGCTTTCGTGCTAGTTCTGCCAGGTCTATGGCTTGTCCTTCGGGTTCGGGTGGGGGCGATGTCATTTTAGAGAGGTATTCGGCGCTGGGTTCTTCCAGGATTTCTATGGTAATCTCGTTGTCCTTCTCGATGACCCTCTTTTTGCCGTCTTTGTCTATTATGTGATATTCCTTCATGCTACCCTTTTCCAGAGTGTGTATCTACTGCCGGCACCTATAACGTTGGCTACGTTCGCGTAGAATACTAGCGACGTGATGTTGTCTGTTGTGTTCGCCCACTCGGCGATAAATGATAGCCACCGGGCTATGCTATGCCTGAAGCCAAACATTACTCTTTGTCTTCCACTGACGGCGTGTAGTGTCATTAATGGGCATAGGGCTAATTGTCCAAGGGCGCTGGCGTAAACGACCGAGAAGCCGTCGCATATGGTATCGGAACCTGCCACAACCGATGTGCCTTGAGCATATATGTACTGACGGGGGTAATTAAACCCATTATCGTTGTTGGGACGAAGCAGGACGGCTGCGCCGCCTGTGGCTACTCCACAGACATTGAAGAGTGAGATCAAATACTGTATGTCGGCATCGCCGTTTAAGCCATTTATCGTGTAAGTTGTAGCGTTAGCAGTAAAAATGTGGTCATCAACAAGTTGCCATCTGGACGGGGTAGTAAATTCGAGGGCTGTCTCGGCTGCGTTTACTCTTGGGACTTTGAAGGCGTGGCCTGAGTAAATTGATGGAGTGTCAGATAAGTCAAGAAACGAACCGGCTCCGCCTGGCCAGGTGGCGATGACACAGGCGTCCTTGGGGTTGGCGCCGGGAATGGCCAGGATGACATAGTTGCCGATGACCATAGCGGCTGCCGGGATATTTTTGGCCACGTTGATGTTGTCGAAGTAGGTGGTGAGGGAGCCTGCGAGCTGGACGCCGGCCCTGTAGGTATCGCTGTTGAAGTTCTTAAGTATGCCGACTTCAATCATCTTCGGTGTAGAACTGTCTCTGGATTACTCGGTTGGCCTGGGCGATTTGCTGGAGCTTCTGGTCGTAGCATTTCAAGCGTTCTATACCCCAGGCCTTGAAATTGATGGTGGCGTGGCGGCCGGCGATGCTGGCCCGGTCCACGGTATAAGCGGCTGCCGACATGGCCAGGTAACCGGTGGCGCCCAGGACGATGATCTCCTCGTGCTCGGCTGGGATGGTAGTACCTTCTGCATCCAGGGTATGCTTCTTAAGCCAGCGGACACGGGCATCGTTTCCATTGCCCTCGTCCTGCATATAAAGGTGGCCGGCCCAGTACTCGGGCCTCTGGAGATATTTAGGCTGCTCTCCGATGGGGAACTCGACCGACTCGATTTTGAGCAAGCCTGTTAGGGAGGAAATGTCGAGCTCGGTGTCTCCGTCGGTGGTGGCGATATCGTCCTGCTGTTGTATGGGAGCATGAAGGGAATACTCCATAACTACCCTGTCGATGGCGCCGTCCACTTCATCATCGGTCCAGCGGTAATTCTGGGAATCGGTGTCCTGGAGATCCTCACGGACCCGAGCTCTCATTTCGGTTAGATTCATGTCAGTTTCTTCAAAGAAATCAAAAGTTAAACATCAAAAATCAAAATGACAACTCAAAATGTAAAATTTTTGATCTTTGCTCTGTATTTTTGCATTTTGCATTTTGCTTTCTACATTCCTCTTTGGAAGGGGAGGGGGCTCGACCTTCCCCCTCCCTCCTCAAAACGATAAAAGTAGGTGTGATGAGACACGCCAGGGGATTGCCACGGCACTTCATGCCTCGCAATGACATTCCTGCCTGGCATGGGCATTAGTCTCGCACTCCTGTGAGCATGGCGGCTTTAACCACCGAAAAGAGGGCCAGGGATACATACCACTTGACCCTAGTCCGGGAAGCATCCTTGGTCTCCAGGGAGCCGAGGCGCTCAACCTGAATCATCTCGGGGCTGGAGAGACCGCAGACGGCGCCCTCTCCCATCTGGAAGGCGAAGATGGCCGAGCAATCTGAGGACGTGCCCACGACGTAATTGTCCTTGACCCAGTCGGAGATGGCGACAGGGATACCGTTGTAGTACTCAACAACCTCACCAAGCTTGCCCTCTCCGATTAAGAGGTTGGTGCCGGCGGCCCTGGCCAAGGCCACGATCTTCCGGCGGGACCGGCGGCTCATTAGGAGCAAGTCGGGCTTGCCGCCTCTGACCAGGTCGATAAACTTGTCCATGGTGTTCAGGGTGAGGGAGGCACCGTTGGCTCCTGAGCCGAGATGGCTGCCATACCGACAAGTCCAGACGACGGTGCCGTCGGTCTTGGTGGCGCCTTCGGTGGTGGGCCAGGTAGGCTCCGAACCTCCCGATGTGCCGGCAGTGGTGCACTCGTAACGGAATCCGTTCTCAAGGCCGGCGGTGGGCACAACGATGTCTCCCAGGGAATAGGCAGTGCTGGCTTCCCAGGCTGTGCCCTTAAGCAGCTTATAGAGGCCGTCGGGCTGGTTAGCGTCCACGCCTGAGTCGCCGTTCAGGAATGTGTTCTCAAACTCATGCCTGAGAGCTTTAGCCTTCTGCTCGATGACGGCGGCCTCTAGGTCCTGGATATTACTCCGAGTGGCCTTGAGAAAGTTGTCGGCGTCGGCGTCTCCGCCGAGGACACACAGGCTGGCCGAGCACTGCTCGAAAGTCGGCTCAGAAGTCGTCCAGGTGCCGGTGACGGGGGCATGCCAGCCAACGGCGGGGAGCGTCTTCTCACGGTTGTATTTCAGGCTGTTACCGACAATCTGAATGAAGGGCAGCTTTTCCAAGATGGGGCTGTCCTTGATTACTGTCTCGATGATTCCCTTAAGCAGGATATCGGTCGAGAGCTTACTGGCTTCTGCTAATGATATGCTCATATTTCCTCCTTAACTAAGTCCAAATTTCAAAATCCAAATGACAAACTAAATCCAAGGCTCAAATGACAAATTTGGACTTTGAGCTTTGGCCTTTGAACTTTATTAAGATTAGGTTCCTCCTTTTTGCGTTTGCTTCGTCACTGCGTTCCTCGCAATGCCATTATTCCTGCGGCGATCTTCTCCCGGGGAGAAAGCCCCTCGAGGGATATCTCGCCCCTGGGCGGTGCCCCGGCCGGAACCTTAGCCTCCTTAGCCTGGGCTTCGAGCTTGGCCTTGACAGCGCTGGCGATGGCCGTGGCCTTCTGAACCGAGGCGTCTATGTCCTCGATGGTGTCGCCGACGATGATGTCCTGGGGGATGGTGGGATTGGCAAGCCTGACGGCACCGAGGTACTTGGAAACGGCCTGGTCCCTGGCTTCAGAGATTGCCACGCCTTCGGCCCGCAATGACTCTGCGGCCTGCTTCGCTTCGCTTAGCGAGGCTTCGAGCTCGACGACGCGGGCGTCCTTCTCGGCCAGGCTTGCCTCAGCGGCGGCCTTGGCCTTCTTCTCCTCCTCGAGCTCGGCCTTGATGGCCTCCAGGTCCTCGGTGGTGGAAACCTCGTTGGGATTCCCTTGGGTTTCCTGTGTCTCTTTGGTTTCCTCGTTTTCGTTTTCCATACGCTTCTCCTATTCCTCTTGAGATTGCTTCGCCCTTCGACGAGCTCAGGGCTCGCAATGACAAGGGGGTGAGTTATTATTCAGGCACTTCCATCTCCGCGGCCGTCGCTCTCTCTCTCGCCCCGCCACGTGTGGACGCTGCCCTGAACTCCCTGTTCATTTCCAGGATCTTCCCCCTCTCCTCTAGCCACTTGTTAAACTCTTCATCAGGGTCCTGGATCCCCATTTCGTCCATGGCGGTCCTCCGACTGTGGACTCCGGTCTGGACCAAGAGCTGCTCGGTCTGGGCTTGCCTGTCGACATCTTGAGGTAGTACCTGGCCCCAGACCACTCTGTGGCTTACTCCCTCAAAGTTCTCGTGCATATACATTTCACCCAGCTTTAGTATCATGTCGTTTCGCTGGTGATACACATTGGTCCTGATGGTGCGTTTTCGAATCACCTTTTGAATCAGGCTGCCGAGCTCAATCCGCAGAGCTGAGCCTGAGAGCTCCCTCTCGGCACCTCCCCAGGCGGCCCGGGGGAGCTCGGAGATATCGTGCAACGAGCGGTATAGTAAATCGATGTAATCGACATGGAGCCTGACTCCGCCGCCTTGCAGCAAGTCCAGGAGATAAGCCTTAGCGTCCTCCGGGATAGTCCACAGGGCGCCGGGCTGGACTTTAATGTCCTCGGCTGAGGCGACGTTTTCCAGGATGGCGATAGGATTGCCAGAAAGCTCTAATATCCTGGACAGTTGACTGAGAGCTCTGTTGAGCTCCCGCTGCGGCTGGACGAGCACGGGGATATCGGACTCACCCCAGAAGTGCTTGGGCTGCTTGACGTTGGGGAAGATGACAAAGGGGATAAAGCCGTAAGGGTTGGGCTTGGACTCTATGAGGTCGTTGTCCAGGTAGAGTTCGAAGTCTTTAGCCGTCCAGAGCTCGGTGATGGTGGCAGTCTTCTTCTCGATGCTTCGGCCGTAAAGGACGGCTATTTCGTCCTGGGTAAGGGTGTATCTCGAAGCTACTCGCCAGACTCGGGAGGTGTCATCTCCCAGCCACCAGGCATAGATGCCTGAGACATCGGGGGCGGTGATGCGAATACGCTTCTCGTCGGTATCCCAGATGACCTTATAGCAGCCATCTCCCAGGATGGCGGTGTCAATCTCCGTCTCATAATCAAGCTGCTGGAGGTTATTCTGCTCATAGACCTGGCGGAGGAGCTGCTCGGCTTTTCTTACCCTGGCCTTGAGCTCGTCTGTCTCCTCGCTGGGGTAGCAGGCAAAGCCCAGTCCCTGCATCAAAAAGCTGGTAACCTTATCAATGGAGACCTTTGCGTAGTTGAATACAAGCTGGCGGTGGCGGGAGGTCTGCTGCCACTGACTGCCCCGGTAGAAATCAAGGTTGGCGCGGTAGCTGGCGAGGCGGGTTATGTCCAGACGGTTCAGCGAAGATGGGGTAAAATCAGTCATCTCTCAAGTCTCCTTTGGCTGCCCTGCATAAGATTGCTTCGGCTGACGAAGTCAGCCTCGCAACGACCTGAAGGGACTGTCATTGCGAGCACCTGAAAAGTGCGTGGCAATCCCCATCCTCAACAGCCCCGACTTTCGACCCCTGACTGGCGACTGCCTTCAGCCATCTCTGCACCGTTCTCGGGCTCACCTCAAATATGCGGGCAATCTCCTTAACGCTTTTCCCTTCCCGCTTCAACTCCAGCATCCTCTCAGCCCGCCTGATCTTTAAGAACCTTTCTTTCCCCCAGGGCTCTTCCTCAAGACAATTAGGAAAGGGGCAGTTAAGGCAGGAGGGAAAGAGTTCGCAACCCTCATCCTGGTAGGGGAATTCCTCGGGCAATAAATCCCAGAGCAATTTATTTTCCACGATGGAGCATAAATTAGCACTTTTGTTCTAAAAGGGCAAGGGGATTTTGTCCTGTCCATACCTCGCTGTATTAGGCCTATTGACAAAAGAAAGCCGGCTGTTATAATAAAATTTAAAGCTATTTTGGCAATTAGCCCGATTTACCTATTGACAAAATAGATATAGAGGTTTATAGTAAAGGATTATGTAGGCCTGAGCCTATTATTATGGCTTTTGGCGAGAAATTTGAGTTTGTGTGAACTTTAATAATTGAATATTGTTCGATGACATTTGCCTGTCATTCTGAGCCCCGATAAATCGGGACTCCTCAGAATGACATTAATAAATAAAAAAGGAGGTGACGCCTATGGCAAAGTCCCAAAGCGAATCGCTTTTGCTTTTGCTCCCCCTCTTAAGGTAAGAGGGGCCAGGGGAGTTATGAACCCAGAGCGGGGCATACTAAAGGATTCGCCAAAGGGGAAGAGAACAATGCCTGGCCCAGGCATAAATGCCTTACCATATCCCCTCGCCCTTGACGGGAGAGGATTAAGGTGAGGGTGAAACGGGCAGCCTGACATGAGGCAGGCTTAAAACTGGGTTTACTGAAAAGATGTTTCCAATGGCTCGAGCCCGGAGAGAGTCGACCCCGGGCGAGAGTGTAAATAAGTTGGATACCTATAAAGGAGGAAATTAATGATTAAAGCAAGAGCTTGGCCAGTGAGGGCGATGTATATACTCATCGCTGCGGCACTGGCTATCAGTCTGTTTATTACAGCAGCTCCTGCCCAGAAGGTGAGTGCTGACCCCGGTCTCAGCGAGTGGACGCGGGTCGAGACTCCCACCATGGACGGCTTTGTCCTGGCACCCGATTCCGTAATCTACGATTACGCCCTGGCTGACGGCGGAGAAGTGGCCTACGCTGTCGTGGAGGCGTATTGGGAGGACCCTGATGATGCAGATTCTGATTGGGACGACTATGACTATCGTCTGCTGAAGTCCGACGACCATGCTGCCACCTGGGACGATATCACCGATGCACTGGAGGATGTAGATGATACCCACAACATAACCGCGTTGGTGCGGGTCGCTACCGACTGGGAGGACCCCGACTTCGTGGCTGTCGCCCTTTGGGAGGATGGTGAACTCCGTGTTTACTTCTCCATTGACGGCGGCGATGAATTCGAGGACATTGGCGAAGTTGAGGATGGCGGCGTTTACCTCACCACTGTGTCCGACCTCGCCGTCTCCTACGAAGCGGCCGGCAAGCGAGAGGTCGCCATCGGCGGTTCTAATGGAACCGAAGCCCAGCTTTTCCGCTCCACGGTTACCGGAGATTCAGCCGATGCCTGGGAGGATGCTACAGCTTATGACGGCTGGGATGACAATGGTGTATCATTCAACTCGACGCTCGTCACCGACATCATTTTCTCGCCTAGCTGGTCTACGGACAAGACCATCCTGGTTACCACTACTAACTCCACCACTGTCTGGCTGCAATGCGGTAGCTGGGGAACCAGCGAAGGCTGGAACGAGATGTCAACTCTGGGCATCGAGGCTGTGCCCATAATAGAGGATGTAACCATCCCGATGACGCTGGCGGACGCCAGAATAATAGCCGGCATAACCCTGCCCGAGGACTACAACAGTAAGGACAGCGATGACAGAGTCCTCTGGGTCTGGGTAAACTACTATGATCCTTCTGCGGGCGGCGCTCCCACATGCTTGATAGCCCGCGTGGATGATGACTCTGCCGACCCGGTCGGGCCGATGGGGCAGGTCGAGGACGGCGAACTCTGGCTGACCAATGTGTCCTACCACGGCACCATAGCCGAAGGTGAGGCTATCGCCGGCGTGCTGGGCGACGGAACTGGAGGCCTTGAAGAGTGCTGCGAGGGCGTCCAGGTCTATCGCAATGACGGAATCCACAACATGGATATCTGCTGTGAGCGATGGCATGATGCCTGCAAGCCGCCAACCGGGAGAAATGCCACGGCGGTATCCTACGTCGGCGAAGACAAGGCTTACGCCGTTTCCCTCCAGGGCGGACTCGATTGTGACGAGGGCGCCTGGTCGGTAACCTTCGACGACGGAGATACCTGGAACCAGCTCAGCTTGATTGACACCTGTATTGATTACTTCTCGGACGTTGCCGTATCGCCCGACTGCAACAAGACCTTCCTAGTCAGCGTTAACGATTGTTATGGGGAGGGGGAATGTAGCGGGTGTGATTGCTGCTGCGACAGTGTCTGGCTTCACGCCGACACCCTTCCCGAGGCTGAGGAGTACAGCGGCAAGTGGCTGAGGACATGGTGCGGCCAGCTAGGTGATGACCAGTGGGGCCTGCTCAGGCTGGCTCCCGAGGAAACCACCGGCGATAACGTCTATCTCGTTGACTGGGGAACCAATGACGTGTACTGGAATGACATGGAAACCCTGGCTTGCTGGGACCCCATAGGATCTACTGTGCTAGATCACATCGTGGACCTAGCTGCGCAGGACGCCGATACCCTCTATGCCCTGGATAAAAATGGCGACGTGGCCATGTTCGATGACGATGAGTGGCAGGAAGAGGTGGAGAGCGAGGTCGATTGTGGTCATACCATCGCCGTCTGGGGCGACCACATACTTGTCGGCAGCTGTGATGGATATGTTTCTTACTCCGACGATGGCGGTGAGACCTTCGCCTTGCTCGAGGATGTGGGTGGCAATGAGGAACCGACCCCCATTGTCGGCTTAGTTACTGTAGCCTTTGACAGCTACTTCGACACCAACAACACAATCTATGCTGCTGTAGATGGAGATACCAACCCGTCAACGGGCGGCATCTATCTGTGGGTCCTTGGCGAGAGCGTAGAGTGGACAGACATCGATGCCTGCCAGGAACTCGCCTACACCGGCCTGGTGCTGGATAGACCGTCTCCGGGCAATCCCATGACCAGCGCTGAGACCGGCGGCGTTCTCTATGCCAGCTACTATTACTGGCTAGACGACTCTCCTGATTATGCTATGACTGGCGTGGCTCGCTGCCTGACGCCTATCGTGGAGATTTGCTGCGACGTCGGAGAGGCCGAATGGGATTACCTGTATGTGACCGAATATGACACTTCATCTGACGAGCTCTTTAAGGGCGACTGGACGTCAGAAGACGTAGTAGG